AACACGAAATAATTTAATATAGGTAAAGACAATCAATGGCACTAGTAGCTCAAGCAACACCACAAGTAATCGTTCCGGCATATAACCCTATAAAGTATATCTACAACTCAACCAATGTAGCTTTGCAAGGTTTTAAATTCATATATGACATATATCAAAGTGGAACACTAAACAAGATAGCAGAATACAGAGTGCTTCCTACATTTGGTACAGGCTTCGGAGAGATAGACTTATCGAAGCTCTTACAAGCTAAGGTAAGCTATGACTTAAATCTTGCTAACACCTCAGCATACAACGCTACGAATAGCCATTATAAATACGATGTAAGAATAGGAGAAGAGTATCTTACTACTACTAACTACATAGCGTCACTTACTCAATGGGTAACAGCACCCTATAATGGTAGAGTAAGAATAAATGTAGCTAACACATTTGTAGTTGGTGACCAAATCAATATCACTCAAGCAGACTTAGGAGTAGCCAACCCAAATCTTGAAGGACTCTTTACAGTCTTAGTAGCAAATGCTGCTTATATCGTAGTAAATAGTTTATTCTCTTTGGTTACTGATATCACTATTAATGGAGCTATTACCTATGCAGATGGACGAAAGACTGTCAATCGTAATCTAGCTCAACAGTTAAACAAGTATGTCTTTAATGGTGCTATCAAATGGACTGAATGGCCTAGCTACAACTATCAAGATTATATGTTGAATGGCATCTTTGATAAGTTTCTTACTAGCTACCCATCAGGTAACAAGAATATGTACGCAACTCTTTCACAAGATATGTGGGTTAATTGCATTGCTAATGGCTCACCAACACCACCCGATACAATGGTCTTTGCTAATAGTAATGGTAGCATCTTTGAGAAAAATGTAACAGCGATTGACCATGTTAGTGGTGTATCAGTAGGGCCTAACAACTTTGGAGTGCTTACTCTTGTTTTTGGTTCAGGTAACTTGATTGAGCCTAACACGGAATACTATGATTTCCATTATGAACGTAATGGAGTAATGAGCTCAACAAGATATAGAGTAACACTAGATAGAAGGATTCGCACAACTGAATATAGCATCTTATTCTTAGACAAGCTAGGCTCATGGAATAGCTTTGCATTTAGTTTGAATAGTTATGAGAAAGGTAACGTAACACGAGAGCAATTTAACCAAGATGTCAAAGGATTTATTAATGGTAGTAATCAATGGGACTATGCGCTTACAGATAGAGGAATGACTAACACATATGTAAGCACTGAAACAACTATTGATTTAGCGACTAACTTCATGACAATGGATATGGCTAACTATTTTAGTGAGCTTATATCGTCTCCATTTACATTTGTTAAACAAAGTGATTACTCTCTAGATTGTGAGGTTCCTACAAGCACTGAATACATAAGCTGTAACATCATGACAAGCGACTATCAAATCTATAATCAAAGAAACAAGAATCTAATCAAGCAAAACATTACAATAAAATTAGCTAATAATAATATAGTCAATGGTTAAGATACAACTCGCCACAGGTTTCTTAGATGTCAAAGAAGGGACAGCGTTTCCACTTAACTTTCAAGCGGGAGATATAAGAGATATTAGCCAACGCAAAGGAAACTTTTCTAAGACTATCACTTTGACAGGCAGTAAGAATAATAATAACTTGCTCAATCATTACTACGATGTCAACATAGTTGAAGGTACTTTCAATATAAACGCTCTTACAACATGTGCAGTTATACAAGATGGAATACCTATAATGGAAGATTGCTCTTTACAATTAACAAGTGTAGTTAAGTCTCAACTAACAGATGGCTATGAGGAACAAGTTACATACGAGGTACTAGTTAAGGATAGCAAAGCTGACTTCTTTACAGCTATCGCTAACAAGGAATTAACTGACATAGACTTTAGTGATTTAAATCATACATACGATGCCTTTAACGTAGTCAATAGATTTAGTAATACAGTAGCTAATGGATTTAAATACTTCTTACCTGCTAGTAGTGACGCCGTCTACAACACTCAAGAATTTAAACCTGCTGTATTTGCTAAGACTTATTTAGATAGAATATTTCAAGATGCCGGATTTACTTACGATTGGCCTACTATGTCTTACGATAGATTTGAAAAGCTATTCATTCCTTACAATGGTGGTGTTGATAATTTTGACTATAACGATTATCTAGTTAAGGCTGAAAGAAACGCTTTAACTATCAATGGAGCTAACAACTTGCCGGGTGTTTCTAATATAGCACAAATCGCTACTACTCAATCACTAGCGACTAAGATTAACATAACCGGATGGACTGAGCTAGAAGACGTACAAAACATATTTAACCCGGTTACAGGTGGTTACTCTGCACCCTTCAACATAAGCTCAGCAAACGCTCAAAGCTACGATTACAACATTACAATGACTTACACTTTGAACTTAGTTAATAGCTCAGGTGTAACTTGTTTTGGTAGTTTGAATAATGCACCTGCTCCTGTATTTTACCAACCTGCTATAGGTGTAAACGTAACAGGCCAACCTATTATCTTTAGTAATCTATTTACTAACACAACACCTAGTGCTACTTTGTTAGGTGTGCAAAATGCCGTTCAATCTCCTTTGTCTATATTGCCGGGCACAACTCCTATCTTGACTCAAACAGTTCAAACAAGTATTCCACTTAGTTACAATCAAATCGCTTCGGGCTCTTTATCGACAATTGGATTAAATGTAAGTCAAAAGATTCCTACTGTAAACAATAATCCATCTGTAAGAAATTGGAGAAGGTTAGCGCCTAACGGAACCATTGCTTCTACAGGTCAAGTAGTGATACAGGCTGTTATTTCTAATATTCAAATTAGTATTGTACCTAGTAGCACAATCTATGCAATAGGTGGCACAATAGAAGTAAATGACTATGTACCTAAAAAGATAAAGCAAAGCGATTTTATCAAGGGAATTTTCAACATGTTTAATATATATGCTCAAGTTGATAGCACTCAACCAAACAAGCTATTGTTACAAAATAGAGATGACTTTTACGACAGTGGTGCTGAGGTAGATTGGACGTACAAACTAGCTAAAGACCAAGAGCAAAGCTTATCATTCTTACCTGAAATAACAAGCAAGAAAATAATATTAAGTTATACAGCTGACAAAGACAACCCAAACACAACATACACGAATGCCACCAATAATATCTATGGACAAGCAGAAGTAATCTTTGACAATGAGTATGTAAAAGAAGTCACTACTAAATCAACTTTGTTTAGTCCTACACCGGTAATCAAAACAAGCTTTGGAGCTTACGTTCCTATGATTGCAGGTTCAGCTCCCGAGACCAATATACGAATATTATACGATAAGACAACTGCAGGTCAACCACTAGCGACATGTGGGCAATTTTACATCTACGATTATGGCAGTGTGGGTCAAATAAATCTTACAAGCTATCCTTTAGTTGGTCACTTCGATGACCCTTTAACTCCTACATTTGATATTAATTACGCTATTTGCGACTTTTACTATTATCAACCTACAAGTCTTACAAGTAACAATCTTTACAATAGATATTGGAGACGTACAATGGGTCAAATCAATAATGGTAAGATGTTGACTGCTATGTTCAATTTAAAAGAGCCTGACATACAGGCAATGAAGTTAAATGACAAGATACGAATAGACAACTCATGGTGGAATATTAATAAGATAATTGATTACGATGCCAACGCTAACAAGCTAACTAAGGTTGAGCTTATAAGCATAGATACAGAAATTAACTTTGCACCATTTACAGGACCAAATGGACCTGAAATACCAAACCCACCTGCCGGAATAGGACCTATACAAATGTTAGCAATGAGTAGAGTTAATACTACTAAGATGGTTAACACAAATGTCTTTGGTAATCAAGCAACAGCAACTGTTGAAGGTAGAGGCAACGTAATTGTAGGTGGCACACGTTCTGTAATCGTAGGTGATAACTATATCGTAAGTGAGAATACTTTAGTAGCTGAAAATTTAATGGTGACTTCTTTCAATGGAATAGCTACAGGAATAGTCCCTAAAATATACATAGCTAACTTAACTCAAGCAGGTTTAACTGACCCTATAGTACAAGTAAAAAATGATAGTCTAGGAGGAGTAACTTGGACTAGAACAGGTGTAGGTACTTATGAGGGATACTTAGATGGATTTGAGCCTTCATACATCTCTAGCACTAATGTGCCTACAATAATGATAAGTAATGTAAATTTTGACGGAGTAATTTCTGCTCAATATTCTACAAGCTCAAATACAGTATCTGTAACAACTACACAAATAGGTGTAGGTTTTGTAGATGGATACCTAGACGGAACAACAATAGAAATTAAATATTACACATAATGAATGAAGTTGAAATACCAATAAAAGTATCGGGCTTAGGCTCAATCAAAGCAGAGCTTCGAGCATTAAAAGGAGAGATAGCAAATGCTACTGACCCGGCAGACATTGCTAGATTATCACAAGAAGCGGGTGTACTTAAAGACAAGATAGCAGATGCTAATGAGGCAGTTAACGTATTTGCGACAGGCTCAAAATTTGAGCAAGTGTCTAATGGAATAGGAGGCATTAAAGATAGCTTAATGAGTCTTGACTTTGAAGAGGCAGGAACCAAAGCGAAAACTCTAGCCACTACCATGGGTAAATTAAACCCTAAAGAAATACTAGGTGGAATGGGTCAATTTGTAACTATGCTTGGAACGCTAGGAAGTGCTTTTGTAAAGCTAGGAGTACAAATACTTATGAATCCATTATTTTTATTGGTGGTTACTATTATAGCTATTGTGGCCGCAGTAGGTTTCTTTCTAGATAAGATAGGATTAATAGGCGTAGTAATGGATGTTATAATGATTCCTATTAATGCTGTTATAGATGCTTTAAAATGGCTAGGAGATGCTTTAGGATTAACATCATATGCAGAAGATGAAGAGGCAGCCAAAGCAGAGGCAAGAGCTAAAGCAAAGGAAGCACAGATACAAAGAGAGATGGAAGCTTTTGAAGCGATGAGAGCTAAGAAAAAAACTGCTTACGATAATCAAGATAAGGCTGCCAATAGAGAGATAGCATTGAATAAAGCACTAGGAAAAGATACTACCGATTTAGAACGTGCAAGAATTAAAGCTAGTATCTCATATCAAACTAATTTAATAAACGAAACATATAAACAATACCAACAACTCAAGGCCTCACAAGCTAGTCAGATAGCTTTGTTGGAGCATATGAAAGTGGTAGACCCTGCAACATTTGCAGCCGCAAAGATGCAAGAGCAATTAAATAAACTAAAAGAAGCCGAGAATAAATTATCTACACAAAACAAAACCGCTCAACAAGATTTATTGGATGCTAAAAATCAACTTGCAATATTTGAAATAGAAGTGGCAAAAGACAAAGCAGAAAGAGAAAAAGAGGACGCTAAGAATAAAGCTAAAGACAATAAGGATGCTGTAGCAAATGCCAAAACAAATGCAGCCAATAGACTAGAAGCTGAAAGAAAAATCAAAGACCAAGAATTAGCTTTAATGGAAAACGGCATAGCTAAAGAGGAAGCTCTAACACTTGAGAAATTTAAAAGACAAAGAGAGGATATTGCATCTAATGAAAAATTCAAGGCAGCCGAAAAAACGAAAATGACTGAGCTTGTAAATGCAGAAGAGGCAAAAGAGCTTGAAGCTAAAAAACAATTGGCTAAAAACAATATGATTCTAGCAGAGGCTGAACTTGCTCAACTAAGGCTTGAAGCAATGGCAGAAGGTGCCGAAAAGGATTTGATAATCCAAAATGAAAAGTACAAAAAGCTAAGAGATGCAGCGATTGCAGATACTAAATTAACTCAAGAGCAACTAAAGGAAAAGCTAGATATCTATAACCAAATGCAGATAGAAGAGGAGGCTGCAAGAATGAAAGACAAAGTTAAAGCTGCTAGTGATTTACTTACTGAATTAACTACTACAGAAGATGAAAAAAAGATAGCTGAATTAAATGCTAAATATCTTAGAGAGCAAGAAATGGCAATGGGTAATCAAAAAACTTTAGAGATACTAGAAGCAAATCACAAAAAAGCTTTGGATGATATCAATACAGCAGCTCAATTAAAACAAATAGAAGACGAGCAAAAAACAAGAGATGCAAAACTAGCTTTTGCTAAAGATACAGTTGACGGACTTACCGGTCTAGGTAATTTACTTATCAAAGACCAAAAGAAACTAGAGAAATTCAATAAAGCTTCTGCTCTTATTCAAATAGGTATAGACACCGCTAAAGCTATCAGTGCTTTAGTAGCTACGTCACAAGCTAACCCATTGAATGCCGTAACAGCAGGTGCAGCAGGTATTGCACAATTCGCTACAGGTATTATTCAAATCGCTACCAATGTAGCCAAGGCCAAACAAATACTTACATCACCGGGAGCTACTCCTACAAGTGGTGGTGGTGGAGGTGGAGGTGGTGATACAGGAGCGACTTCTGCTGCCACAGCTTTACCACAAGCAGCCCAACTATTTGGAAGCTCAAATACAGGTGGAAGCTTTAGCGCAAGTGGTGGTTCTAGTAGCTCATCAATGAGCGTAACAGCAATAGTAAGTGAAACTCAAGTTACATCAGTACAAGATAAAATTAATCGTATAAATAAATCCGCAGAATTATGAACAGTTTACAAGCCATAATCAATCACATTACAGCATTTTATACAGCACATAAGCAAGTATTCAAAGTAGGTAGTGACTTCAAAGAACAACTTTATAATTTTGCCACTCAAGACGAGAAATATCCTTTAGTGTATATTGTTCCAAGTGGTGTTATACCAACTGAAAACACAACAGAATTTACATTCGATATTTATTGTTATGACATTATTCAAAAAGATAGAGCTAACATAATTACTATCTTGAGTGATACGCAACAAATACTAAATGATTTATACATCTATTACATGGATAGTAATGATTATTCTTTTGACGTAATAGGAGTGCCTACATTTACACCATTGAACAATGACTTGCTAGATTATGCTGCAGGATATCAGATGAGTATAACATTAACAGTTAATGATTGGACTGATTGTGCTGTGCCAATCTAAACAAATGAATTTAATAATATAATATAGTTATGGCAAATGGATGGTGGGGTGATTGGAGACCCTCTTTACCTGCTCACACAGGAAATTTACAACCGACTGATTTAATCGAATGCACTTCTATAGTGGGAGGACTTCCGGTCAATAGTGCTATTACAGGCTCTCAAATAATAGCAGCTGCTAGTGGTGGAGGTGGTGCTTTATATTGCTCATCTGCTGTAACAATAGTAACAGCAACAACAAATGAAACTTTAATAGCTTCTGTGCCTATACCTACAACAATAAGTAATGCAATGCTTCGCTCATCCTTTACAGTAAGAGTAACCACATTGGGTGGGGCATCTCCTAGGAGTAGAATAAGAATAGGAACATTTGCTTCTCCTACACTTGCACAAATAACAGCCTCTACTATTTTAGCCACTAATGCTATAGGCAGTTTAGGAATGGCATCTATATATAGGACTATGCCTGTAATTGGTGGAGTTTTAGGAGATATAAAAGCTCTTGCACCCGGCTCAAATGCTAATGCAGATTATGGACAACTTGCCGCTTTTACTGTTACTCCTAGAGATTTTACTACTCAACAATACTTATACTTTACAATTGCTAACAATACACTAACTGCAGTAACTGAAAGTTACGGAGTGCTAGTAGAAAAAATACAATAATGGGAAGATACGCAAATACAGGTGAGTTTAATGTGCTATATCCTACACGTAGGAGGATGGCTACTATATTAAAAAGAATAATTAGCGAAGATATTATTAACCCATCCGGAAGTACATTAGTAGATAGTATTCGTATCAATGCTAAGATTACAGGCTTTGAAGTTTTAGAAATACAAATTCTAGCAGCTTACTATTTTATATTTTTAAACAATGGCGCTCACTTATGGAATGATGGTGTAATTGTTCCTAGAAAATTTGTAGAAAAATTCACATATGAATTAGATAAAGCAGGAATAACTGCAGAAATTTATTCTCAATATGCTGAATGGTTAACTAAGAGATATAAGATTTTAGATGCCGTTACTATAATGGGAGAAAATCAAAAACTAGTCTACACATTTGAGGCATTATTTGCACCACCGGAATTTGTTCAAGGTTTTCCTTTAAGAGTATAAGCTTAAAATTAGACGCTCTAGGACCCTCATGTTTATTGGTTTTTCCATTATCTTTAGTTTTAGATATAATCTATCGTCAAAGTATTAAAGTCTCTTAAATCGCAGTAAAATTATATTTAAATCGATTTGTGTTTTTTGCATTTATATCTCTAATTCCTTTTTCATGCCCATCATATTAAACACATAAGTCAGAGATAAGCCTCCAATTTTGTCGCTTTTTGTTAAGTCATTATTGCACAATCCGTATATCATTCTTTCCCAACTCCATTTGGAATCCTTCTTTTCTTCCTCCTCTTCTTTCAACTCTTCGGGTGTTAATTGTGCTTTTGCTTCGGGTGTTAATTCCGGTGGCTCTTCTCCTTGAAATAAATTTTTATATGTATTTAAAAAGTTTTCTCTGAATTTTAAAAACTCGTTTATGATACCATAAACATCTGTAATTGGTAAGTCAAGAAACCTATCCGCTCTGATTGTACAATCGTATTCATAAGGCTCTATAATCTCCTCGCCCCACTCATTTATCTTTGTTTGTCTGTAAAGTATACCACAAATATTTGCAAGATTTTTAATATAGTCATTTGTGAAATAATAATCTAAATCAATATACTCATATAAGCAAAGCTTGTTTAATGGCTTTACTTTCATTCCTAGAAGCTCGTGCTTATAATTTTTAGAAGGTTGCGACAACGCCCATTTGCATTGACTTACTAAGTTAAACATCTCATCTATATCCATATCCTCAATTGTCTCGGGTGGCTCGTCACATATAATAGAAAGTATCTCTGTATTATAGTAATAAGCTCCCTGTGATTTGTCTATCTCAGATATCTCCATGAACTGCTCAACAGTTACCTCACTCCACTTCTTTGGTAGGTGCATTCTCAACTTGTTTTTTAATCTTATTGGCAACAAACATAATGTAAGGGATGCATATCTTAGCTTTCAACTTTCTTATGTGCTTAGACTTAAGCTTAAGATGAGCCTCAGAGTAGTGTTCTGCAATTGTTAAATGGTCAGCTTTGAACATAACTGCCATCATGTCGGAGATATATCCTTTTTGTTTATGAATAGCAATCTTTTCAATAAGCTTTGTCTCTCTTACTGTTAGCTTTAACTCTGCTGTATAAGTAAATCCATCTAGCTCTAATGTACCAATTGGCTCAATATCGCCCATTGCTTCCGGAACAGTATTAAACTCTTTTACAATCTCAATAAAATCTGCAATATCAAAGTCAAAAAACTCCTTTTCAGGTATTCCTAAATACTCAAAGATTTGTAAATGTCTATCAACCGGGTCAATTTCTTTATTATTGTTAATATCTGTAATTGCTTCAAACTGCTCAATAGTCAGCTCTTCAATTCTGTTGGGAATATCCCTTCCTAAAATAGTTACCATAGTTTAATTTTTTTACAAATATAAGAATTAATATAATATAGATATGGCAAAAGATAATCTACCTGTTTACAAAATAACAATTGACCCGGAATACTCTGAAAATGGAGAAGACTTAGGAATTGAGCAGATAGCTTTTACTTCAACTCCGGCTATTAAAGTTATGGGAATGGCTTTCAATTCTCAAGTTAAGTCAATGATTTTTACAGATGATATTAAGTATCGTATCGTAGCTCCTGCATTAATACCAATGGAGATTTATCGTAAAGATGACGAGGACGGAAAAGAATATTACGTTAAATTTTCTATAGAAGAAATTGAAAAAATTCATTCTAAATTTATGAAAGACATGTCTAATAAAGACTTGTTTAATCTTGAGCATGATACTGAAAAAACAGTACCTGCTTATGTTCTAGAAGCATGGATTGTGGATACACCTAAAGAAGACAAAGCTTACTCAAGTTTTGGCATAGAAGTGCCGGAAGGAACATTGATGGTAACAGCTCAAGTAACTGACAAAGAATACTACAATCAATTAGTAGCAGATGGTCAAATTGGTTTTTCAATTGAAGGATATCTTGGAATGAAATTAAAAGAAGAGCAACAACTTAAACTAAATAATATGAATAAATTACCTGATGGTGAGCATTTAATTGACGGCAAAATCTATGTCGTAGTTGATGGTGAAATCACCGAAATTAGAGAAGAGGAAATGGCAGAAACTGAACTAGCTGATACAGTAGTTGAGGAGGAGGAAGTGGTAGAAGAGGAAACTATGGCAGTTGACCCTACTATGGATGCTGAAGCAATACTAGAGATAGTACGCCCATTGATTACTGAGCAAGTGGATGCTCTTGTGGCTATGATAGCTGACTTAAAAAATCAGTTGGAAGAGTCTCTTGTAGTAGAAACAGAAGAGGAGACAATGGAGGAGGCTGTAGCTTTAAGTGTACAGCAAAGATTAAGTAAATTCAATCAATTTAACAACAAATAAAAAACAACAAACAATGAGAAAATTAAAATTTGATTTATTAAATGGTGCAGGAGCTACTCTTACACCAAACGCAGAGAGCTTTTACGCTCAAGCTTATCTAGGTAACAGCGAAATCGTTGACAACTTCCGTACTTTACCGGGTGTAAAATTCGAAGTTAAGATTGGAACTGTTTCTTTTGGAGATATTCTACAAGCTTCTACTTGTGCTTTTACTGCACCTAATGACGAGTTGACAGCTAAGAAAATGAGCGTATGTGCCTTAAGCTCAATGGCGCAAATCTGCCAATTTGACCTAGAGCAGTCTTTTGTTTCTTTGCAAATGGCAGCAGGTTCAAACGGAGATTTTTCTGTAGCATCTTTCATGTCTTTTTATTGGAGCGAAATGGCTAACTCAATCAATGGTTCTATTGAAACTTTGAGATGGCAAGGTGATACAACTTCATTAACTCCATCTTTGGCTTTATGTGATGGTTATGAAGTTAAGTTAACTGCAGGTTTAGTAGCTCTTACTGATACTGTAATCAATGGTGGTACAGGTGCAATCACTACTTTTGCTCAATTGCGTACAAAATTAGAGGCTGCTTTTGCTTTGGTTCCGGCATCTATTGCTTCTCGTACTGCTGACTTGAGAATATTTTTACCTACTCAATTGGTTAACATCTACCGATTAGGTGTTGCTACAGGTAACACTCAAGCATTTATTACTCAAGATTTGTCTTTGACTTATTTAGGTATTAAAATTGTTCTTTGTCCGGGAATGTCAAACAACACTTTTGTAATTACTTTAAAGGATAATCTAGTTTATCTTTTTGATGGTGAAGGAGACCCTTCAGACTTAAGAGCTGTAAACTTATCTGATACAGTTGCTGAACCATACATCCGTACTCGTGCTAATATGAAAATTGGTTTTGATTACGTTAATGGTAAGGACATCGTTTTCTACTCTTAATTATTTCTAATATTCACTTATAGAGGGGAGCAATCCCCTTTATTTAAAACTTAAAAAAATGCCTACATGCCAAGCTTTGGAAGCCATTTTAAAATCTTGCGATAACAATTCCGGAGGAATATATGGAATTTGGATTAATCAACAAGACGAGATTGCTTCTATCACACCAACAGACCCATCTTTAGGTTTAGGTTGGGAAATTACTAACATCACTTTAAGTGGTTTAGTTTTATTTGAAAACTTCTACATTCGTAGAAACACATCTAGTTTTACAGAAGAAGCTGCTATTGACCTTGTAAATGGCTCATCTTTTGTTACTCAAACAATTGCTTTAATGTTTCATAGACGTGAGGCAGATAAGTCAAGAGCTATTAAAATTCTTGGTTCAGGTCAACAATATTTGACTGCAATTGTCTTAGATGCAAATGGTAAGTATTGGTATTTCCCATACTTGCAAGTTTCTGCAGTCGCTGAAGGATCCGGAACTGCTCGTGCCGACGGGTCTAAATATGCCGTTACCCTAGTTGCGGAGAATGAATACCTTGCATATGAGGTTGACATGTTACCTGCTGCTTTAGCTGCTATTGGAGTATCTTAATATTCTTAACACGATTAAAATTAGCCTTGCATTTTGTGAGGCTTTTTTTATTTCTAAACATTTGAAAGTTATTATATAATATAGTTATGATATACATTGAGCAAGGAGTAGTAAATCAAATAGTTTTGACTTTAACTGAAGTCACTACTGTTGCAACTCCTCATTATCTATTTGCTTTTACTAATGAAATGAACACTACTAGTAGCACTCAATTATTTACTACGATAGATACGAGCTTATGGCCTGAACGGTACAATCTTTTTGTACTTAATGAGCCTGTAGACATAACATTATTGCAAGGTCAATTTGTATATCAAATTTACGAAAGCTCAACACCATATGTTTTACCTTTATCTATTACACAATCAACCGGTGTAGTGATAGAAGAGGGTCGTATGGTTGTTAGTGGACCTGTAGGAACTTCAATTTACGACTAATATATGGCTTGGTATAACTTATTTAAAAAAGAAAATAAATCAATGGAAACGCTTGAAGGTTATCAATCTTTTAGCACTCCATTTTTACCTGTAGGTAAAGGCAATTTAACTTTGCCATATGTAAATGGTAGATACTCGACTAACATGTGGGTCCGTTTTGGAAATGATAATCTTTATCCTGAACTGCTCAATCAAATGTATTATTCTAGTCCACTACACGGGGCAATATGTGATTATAAAACAAATGCAGTTATTGGTGGTGGTTTTGCTTTAGCTACTGACAAATTAACAACGCCTGAAAAATTAGAGCTTTACATGTTTGAGCGAAAAATTAAAATCAAACAAACAGTAAAAGCAGTTACAAAGCAATTAATTGTACACAATAGAATTTACTTTAAATTGTGTTTTGATAGCACAAAGAAATTAGTCAAGATTGAAAATATCTCACCTGAAAAGGTAAGGATATCTAGATTTAAAGATATGTATTACTTATGTGATGATTGGAGTACAAACATAGAGATTACTTCTATCAAACCTTATCATATTGCATGTACTGATTACGAGCAATTGTATTGTTATGAGATTAAGTCTTTGGGCCAAGATTATTATTCGCTGCCTCAGTACAGCTCGGCACTTAATTTTGCATTTTTGAGTGGGGAGCTTTCCTACTTTGCTAAATCTAATATCCAAAATAGTGTTTTCCCTAGCTTTGCTATGATGTTTCCTAAGAGACCACAAAGCGAGGAAGAGAAGCACATGATAAAAGAGACCATCGATAGGTTAAAAGGAGCAGCCAATGCAGGAAAAGCTGTTGCCTTTTTTGCCAACTCACAAGACCAACTACCTAAGATTGAAGCTTTACCAAATAATGGAAATGACAAGCTATTTCAAGAAGCTTCTCAACTTAATACAGAACAAATTTGCTTTGCTCACACGATTGACCCTATCTTGATGGGTGTACGCACTACAGGCTCTTTAGGTGGTGGTGCTGACATTAAACAAGCTTATGTTATCTTTGAAAAGAACGTAGTAATGGAGCTAAGAAATTGTGTTCAGCATATCTTTAATGAGTTGCTAACTATATCTAAAATTCCTGCTGAATTTACAATCAATAACTTTCAAATCATTAACGAAAATATTGTTGAGCTTGAAGGTGATACCTCAAAAACGAATGATGCTTTAAATAGTCTTAGTCCTTTAGTAGCTACCAAAGTTTTAGAGACAATGACTATAAATGAAGTAAGAGCTTTAGCTTCTTTGCCACCAATTGAGGGTGGAGATTTAACACAAAGAGCAGCAGATGCAGTAGTAGTAACAGAAACAACAACTCCTTTATAATGCTATATTTTATAACTGAAACATATTTAAAAGTTAATACTCCGATTACTGCAAATGTAGATGTAACAGACGTTACACCTTATATTGCAACTCAAGCAGCATTAAGAATACAACCAATACTAGGAACTACTTTTTACAATCATATGCTTACAGCGTATAATGCTCAAACATTAACGCCTGATGAGGTAGATTTGGTAGAATTTATACAACCTGTAATTGCTTGGAGAAGTGCTGAGGATGCAGTTTTTGGATTAACATATCAACTAAAAAACAAAGGTTTACAAACACAATCAGGTGATTACTCTGCTAGTGTATCTCGTAGCGAAGTTGCCTTTGGAATGGAACACTACGCACAAAAAGCTTCATTCTTTGAGCAAAGATTAATTAGATGGTTGTTAACTAACAAGAATTTATTTCCAATTTTTATTTCAACTACTAATACTGATACTGATTTGCGACCAATGTTTAATCATTGCTCATGTATTAATCAATTTCAAACGACATGTACAGGTTTATGTGGTAATTTCTTAGAAAATGGCTATAACAACAGCATATTAATACTATGAGACTACAACTAGCTATCTTATTAACCACAATTAAACAATCAATTGTGCAATTATTAGCTGTTGTTGGAGCGTTTTTTTTACCAATATCCGGTATACTATTTTTGATTGGTTTCGCTATTGTAATTGATACGCTTACAGGAATTTGGAAAGCTAAAAAGCTCAAGATAAAAATTACATCTAGAAAATTATCAACTATAATATCTAAATTAATGCTTTATGAGATAGCTGTTATTGGTTTTTATCTTATAGACTTTTGGATTCTTAATGACATAGTCATGACATTTTTTAGTGTACCATTAATGTTAACCAAAATTCTTTCACTAGTGTTAGTAAGCATCGAGACCCTTTCAATTTCAGAAAATTATAAGGCTGTAAAAGGAATCGACATATGGTCTGCCTTCAAGCAGTTGCTACAGCGTTCAAAAGAAATTAAAAACGATATAGATGGAGTTAGATATAAGCAAGATAATACAACACCGATTATCTGAAAATCAATTTGTTAATGAGCTTACTGATAAGAGACAAATCTATTTGCACCATACAGCAGGAGGGCCGGATGCTGTTTCAGTAGCTAAATTTTTTAATCAACAAGTTGGCAAAGTAGCAACTGCTTTTATTATTGGTTCAAAAGGAGAAATTGTTCAATGCTTTAGCTCTAAAAATTGGGCCTATCATTTGGGACTCAAGCAAGAAGTATTTAGTGAGGCAGGCGTTACTTATAGAAGTCTAGACAGAATGTCTGTAGGCATAGAGATTTGTAATTACGGGCCATTAACTAAAAAGAATGGATACTACTATAATTATGTGGGTGGCAAAGTTGATTATACTCAATTAACTATCTTAGATAAACCATACAAAGGTCACATCTATTGGCAAATGTACACAGATGCACAAATAGAGTCTACTAGACAACTACTTGTATACTTGTGCAATCAATACAATATACCTCGTGATTACTTTGCTAGTATCTTTGATATAGACAAAAGAGCTTTGAGAGGAGAGCCCGGAATTTTTACACATAATTCAGTACGTCACGACAAGAGCGATATTTATCCTTGTCCTCGTATGATTGAAATGCTTAAGAACTTATGAAAAAACTAATTGCATTTTTAATCGTTTTAACGATGTTTAGCTGTTCCTCCGAACGAATGGCTCAATACCACTATAAGAAAGCGCTTAAACACGGCTTAAAATTAGTACAAGATAGCGACACAATACGAATATCAACTATTGATTCAGTTGCTTACTATGTTGGTGATACTATTCGATACGAAAAAATTATTCGATTCCGCGATTCCGTTATTTTTTTTAGAAATGTATATATTCCTAAGACGCGTTTTCAAACACGAATAGAATATAAATATAAGACTCAAATCTTAAAGCAAGATGTGCTTAAGTATAAGTATATTTTTAAAGAGGCTAAGATACAAAAGTCTAAAACTAATTGGAGACTTTTCTTTATAGGTTTTATTTGTGGTGTAGCTTTGTTTTTTATCCTGCGATTAATAGACAAACTTTACAATCCATTTAAATGACTAGAAACAGATTATTTTTTGACATTGAGACTAGTTTTAATGTTGGAATCTTTTGGCGTAGTGGTTACAACTTAACCATTAACCCGGGAGACATCATTCACGAGAGAGCTATTATATGCATCTGCTATAAATGGGAAGGGGAAGAAGAAGTACACAGCCTAGAATGGGATAGTAAGCAATCTGATAAGGCAATGCTTAAGAAATTCTTAAAGGTTATGGCACAGGCTAACGAGATTGTGGCTCACAATGGCGATAGATTTGATATGAAATGGCTAAGGACAAGGTGCATATTTCACGGCCTAGCTATGCCACCAATTCATAACACTATTGATACATTGAAAGAAGCAAAGAGATACTTTAATTTTAATTCTAATAAGCTAGATTATATCGCTAAATTTTTAGGAGTAGGTGCTAAGATGGATACAGGTGGCCTTGACCTTTGGAAAGATATCGTATTCAAGAAATCACCCGAGGCTATGGCTAAGATGGTAGCATATTGCCAAATGGATGTAAATGTATTACAAGCTGTATTTGAAAAGCTGAATACCTACACACAATCAAAGGTTAATTATGCTGTGTTAAGAGGTGGAGACAAATATGAATGTCCTCAATGTGGTACTAACAATGTA